CGGGGAGGGACCGACCTTTTAAGGTCTCGCTTCGTCGGTGAACTTTTCTTGGTACGATGGAAGGCTCCCCTACACGATCTTAATCAACTCGTAGCCAGGGATCTCCTTGGGTTCAAGGAGAGCCTTGGCCCCTGACATCGCATGCAAACTTGTCCTGGTCTTCTGGGACTGCTTGATGACCCGCTTATACCACCGTCGCCACTCCTTCAGGGCACTGTGAGGGAAAACCTGTGAGTCGTCTGGACCGTAAGAGAGATTCCAGGAGACCAAGCGCATAGTAAGCTTGGACCACTGGTCAATCTCCTCACGATCCAGAAGAACCACACGGGATCCCGCACGAATTGCCACCTCGAGAAGATCCTTATGGGTCCTCGCGGTGAAGGCTGTGCCCGGCTCACGAATCCACTGTAATTGTAGATTCTCACGGGCCGAGACGGGGTCAAGACAGGCCAACCAGGCCGCTAAACGGAGGTGATGCATCCCAAGTCCTTCTGGACGAACGGAGGACACGCGAGGGAGTCCAAGACCACCACGCCGAACCGGCAACCACCAGCTAACCGGGGGGAGGGTATCCAAGATGGGGCGGGCGTACCTGATGAATTTTCTCATCAGGTAAACCTGCATCCCATCATCCCACCCCCGGATCAACTCTTCCGCACGACCCTTAAGACTCTTGCCATGAGCGAGGACCTCATCCTCTCTAAAGAGGAAGCGTCTCCGCTCACAGCCAGCAGTCTGGGTCACACGGAGGAGATTGAGTCGAAGGGTCGGGATGCGCTCGACTTCACAGTGATGTGGGAACCTCTTAATGGAAAAGAGATCCGAATTCATCACTGCGAGGTCAGGGCACACGTAGTTCTTCCCTGGAGAAGGGGTCAAGCCGACCAACGAGACCATGCGTTTCCAAAACCCATAACCGGAAACCGGTAGGGTTAGGAACACATCGTCGCCGTTGACGCGACAACCCAAGTACTCCGATAGATGAACTCGTGGCATCCCGAGTATCTCCTGAGTCAGCCTATTGATTCCCAGGTTCGCGAGACAGAGGATAGGAAAAGATATTGGTGAACCCATCAACTGTCCCCAGCGTTGGGGTCGTCCCTCTATGACGTGCCCGGTTAAAGCACGAAATAGGAGGACACGTTCCTCATAAGGAACCCCGAGTTGACGGCAAAGCTCATCAAGGACAATCTCGGACACTTCTGGGTCCAGATTATCCGTGGCGGCTTCGTAGTCACCTGAAACGGGGCACCAATCGAGCCCTGCAGAGATTGCGAAGTTGAGCACTTGGTGCACATGGAAGGGTCTGATGGGTTCCCCCACCAGACGAAGAGCGGGAACCGCTCTACAAACCTTCCAAAAGGCCTTCTGCCAGGCGTGAACACGCTGGTAGTCGGCGGCACGACCCATGCTGACAACTCGAACCTTGAAGGGTTCCAAAACAGGACTTCGACGACAGGGAATTCTCTCTATCGTCGGAAGAAAGGGCTCCAAGACTGAAGCCCTCCATTCGAGATTATCTCGGGTATAGACTGGGACAAAGAGACAGCCGCGATAAGCGTTTATCTCTCTGCCCTTGCCTATAATCCGGGCGAATCCGTGGAGGAGTCTCTGAGGATCAATTGCCTCAGAGACCGTCGACGGCGCCACCAACGCTCCGAAAGCTCCGAACTTTTCACGTGGAGATTCGAGAGACGCGGAAAGGCCAGGTATCTTCACTTTCTTTTTAGGAATGTGAGAACCACAGCACTCCACGGCTTCTCGAACGGTCCAACGGAGGGCCAGCTCCACGGAATCAGGAATTGGTTTAGAATCCCGCTCCTCTACAAGAGCTCGGAGGTTCTTTTCCATCTGTTGATCCACAAGGTCCTTCGCGAGAGGGGGGGCACACCGTTTAGCTGCACAAAGGCTAAAGGCGAGCCCCCGCTTCCGTCGATGGGCCTTACGGATCACACAGTGGAGTTGAACCCTCCTCTGCAACTTGTAAGGGAGAAAGAAACCACAACGATCAATCCATGACAACCAGGGAGGTCTTTCAGGTTCATCATCCAACGAACCCAAAGACTCCCGGAGGAGCCAGTTCGTCTGGAATTTGAGGAAGGACTCCAACAGACCGCAAAGTCCGTAGGAGACATACTTCC